AACGAGCCAACGCATTACGTTGTAAGTTGTGACAGATCAGGAAATGCAGTTTTATATCGCAACGGAACAGAAGTTGCATCTGTCTCTATTGCTGCATCAGCATCAACTAATTTAGGTGATGGTGTTTCGTCCACAGCAATGATCGGAAATTCTGGATCTGGATACACATTCTTAGGAGGACTTTACAGATTTCGGACTTGGAATAAGGCTCTCACACACGACGAAGTAGACACCTGTTTTCAGAGGGCTGATGTTCCGTTTGCTGACCAGTACGGCAGTGAGACTTCTAAGATTTTAAACGGGACAGCTTGGACAGGAGCAAGTGGAACTACTGCACCTAATTCGTGGACGACAGGAAACCAAGGCACTTATACAATTGATTCGTCCAGTGGTTCGGGTTCTGAGCCAGCATTAAAAATAGCTCGAAGCATTGATAATCCGTATATACATCAAAATTTTACAGCAGTAATTGGTGCAAAATATAGAATTAGTTACAAAGTTAAAAACATTGACGCGACTCAAGCAAACGTAGGAATTGGTAGCAGTGCAATAGGCTCACAATATTATTTATTGGGTTATTCTTCGACAAACTGGGAAACGGTAAATTTAGAAATAACTGCTACAACAAGTTTAATATCTGTTTATCTCCAAGCAATTACATCGACAGGCACACAAGCAGTTTATTTTGATTCAGTTGAAATAAAGCAAGTTGGTTGCGTTACAGATTACGACCTCGCATTTGCTAATCCAACTCAGTCGCTAATGGTGCAGGACAGAGCAGGAGCGGCAGACGGAACTGCTTCAGCCACAGGAGTTTCACAGACTCAGCCTATTGTTCAACTTAACAGTACGAGTGCAAGAATTGGAACAACAGCGGCAACTCCAGCCGATGGGGAGGTTTTAGCGAATAAACTAAAAGTTGGCGACATTCACGGCGAGGTTACACTCAACAACACCAGCGGCACAAGTGGCAGCACGGTTTTGTCGCAAACGTATAATGGAGGCGTTGCAGAGTTAAGAATCGGAAGCAATATCAGCACCGCTGCGACTAGCGCGATGAACGTGCAAGGTGGTGACGCTGGTTTGGTCACTTTTAACGGCGGGATTGATTCGGCGGGACTCGTTACGATTAACAAAGACGGGTTAGCAGTAAAAATTGACGGAACAGCCAACACTACAAAAGGCATAATGCTTCGCAACACCGGCAATCAGCACGGTTATTTACAAACAGACGGTAGCCTTAAGTTGATTGCTGAAGATGCTGGCAAAACGATGTCGTTTTACACCGCTGATGATGGCACTGGAACGGCAAGAATGGTGATTGATTCGTCTGGTAACATAACCCAAGCTGGAGGTGAATTTGTTCTTGAAGATGGCAGTGGTGCAACTGTTGGAAAAATTTCTACACTCGGAGGAAATAATCTTACGATTAGCGGGACCCAGAGTAACCACTGTGGTGTGAGCTTTGCCACACAAGCCATTTTACCGTGTACTCAAAGCACAGTTAACAACAACACTGTTGATATTGGTGCTAATGGCAATGCTTTCAAAGATCTTTGGCTCGCAGGAGAGGCAAAACTTGCTGGCTTCACAAGGCTAGGAGGCTTTAACGATTTAACAATTGCAGCAGGAGCAGTAACAGCAACCTCAAGCACTCACAATATTGACACTGAAGGCGGCGGAGCAACTGATTACCTAGACACAATTAACGGGGGGTCAACAGGTAGTATTATCACGCTGATGGCAGCAAGTGGTAGTAGGACAGTTGTTGTTGAAGACGGTACTAATTTAAAACTAGCTGGAGATTGCACACTGGACAACGCTGAAGACACTATAACTTTGATTAAAAGTGGATCAGCGTGGCACGAAGTATCTAGAAGCAATAACGGAGCTTAAAAGATGATAACTTGGACAATAACTAACACAAACAGTAACGCCGAAACTGGTTATATTAAATCGGCCGATTGGCTTTGTACTAAAACTGAAGACGATCTCTCAACATCAATAAGTGGAGACGTTTGGTTCACTGAACCTAACGAGCCAAATCCCGGATCATTCTCTGTTCCGTACGCTGATGTAACTGAGGAGCAAGCTATCGCTTGGACAAAAGAAAAACTTGGAGAGGCAAGTGTAGCAAATATTGAGCTAACAGTTGGCAGGAATTTGGATGCATTAAAAACACCAACCCAAAATCACGGATTACCGTGGCAACCAGAACCGGAACCAGAACCAGAACCGGAACCAGAAGAAGAATCTAACGAGGAACAATAATGATCGAAATAAATACAATACCTACAGCAGAGCTAAACGTTTCTAAAGTAGCAGTATCACTAAACTCAGCCCAAGAATTTGGAATGCAATTTAGCGTAGTTGGCTGGGGTAAATTCAAGAATGCAGAAGGAGAAGATGTCTGGGGAACCAACCCACTCGTTTCAACTTTACTGAATGTAACTGGACCAACTTGGGACGCTTGGGGGTCTGACAAAGATGATGCTACCTATATTGGCGATTTAGCTTTATCCCAGCTTGGACTACAGAGAGATCCTGATGCTGTTATCGAAGTTGAAGAAACTCCAGTAGTAGCACCAGCGGAAGAATCTGATGAAGCAGAAGAAGCCTCTGATGATTCTGAGGAAGCAACAGAAGAGGCGGCAGAATAAGCTGCTAGTTTTTCTGATTTGTTTATTAGATATATTAGTGGGGGGATTTGGGTGAACCTTGATGACTTTAAGGTGCTGGCTAGTGCCGCAGTGGGTATAGGAAACTTGATGCTGGAAATAGATCTTATTCTAAAATGCGGAGTGAGTTTGGCCAGTTTGGTTTATATTATTTTGAAGATAAGACAGTTAATAAAAAAAGGATAAAAAGATGTGGAAAAGTAAGACAGTTTGGGCGGCGTTGACTTCCCTTTTGGGGACAGCGGCAGCAGTGGCAACAGAGGAGGCCTCACTAGCTGAGGGATTGCATATCGCAGTAACAGCTATTTTAGCAATCTTCCTTAGACACGGTGTAGCAAAGACACAGGACGCAGCAGAGGCAGCCGTTGAAGCAGCTTCTAGCATTACTCCAGCCCCAAAGAAAAAAGCAGCTAAGAAGGCTTAAACTATGGGAACCTATTTGACCAAGGGAACAACCTTTACAACTGGTGACTCAGTTACGGCTGCCTCCCTAAATAATTTAGTAGACAATGCCACTGTAACGGCTGGCTCAATAGGTTCAACAGAGTTAGCTACTAACGCTGTGACTGCTGACAAGATCAGCACTGCATCACCTCAGCCTGTTACTACAGGAACAATCAGGAACAATGCAGTAGATAACACCAAGCTGGAGGATATGGGATCTCAGACTGTTAAGGTACGCAGTACCAACAGCACAGGAGATCCTTCCAACTTGGCAATGATAGGAGGAGGATCAGACGGATCTTCAAAGTTACTTGTAGGAACAAGTGACAGCATCAATGCAGTAGTAGCTGATGAGTTTAAACTGGTTAACAGCAGTAACGTTAACGTAACGAACAACACAGCAGCAAAACTAAGGCTACACACAACAGCTATAACAGGGCAGACAGATCTGACATCAGGCAGTCTAGATATGGACAACGACAGACTTCTGATATTTGACGAGTCTCCTGCAGGACTAGCACAAGTTTCCCCTAAGAAGTTAATACAAAGTTTACCAGCATTAACAACTACAAGTGGGGTCGTTCGATTAGCTACAGCAGCAAGAGCTATTAATCCAACTACTGCAGGGACTGATGACGCTGATGTTTTAACAGTTAACCAAAGTAGTGCAATGCTGATTAAAGCCTTTGCCCACATTATACTAGATTCCTCTGACAACATAACTATAGAGAATCCTTTTAATATTTCTGGTATAACCAGAATTGATGAAGGAAGATTTACTGTAACATTTCAGGAAGCATTACCGGGGGTGAAGTATCACGTTATAGGAAACGGGTTTGAATTGGCTATAGGACAAAATAATCGTTACGGGCAGATAGCGAAAGCAGTAAACAAAACAGCTTCATCTTTTGAACTCAGAACTGAAGATGTTTACTCAGATGCTACACCTAGAGATCCTCAAGGGGGTTTCACGTTTCAAGTATTTGGTTTAGGAACTGCCTAATGACACTTTTACAAATAGCCACATACATCTGCAATCTGGTTGGTAAAACAGACAGTACAAGCATCACCAGATGCAAAGAGTATGTCAGGCAGCATCATCAGTTAATCTATGATTCAGCTCTTTGGCGTGAAAGCCTTGTAGTTGATCGAGTAACAACTGAACCAGACGGAAGGATCATCTACCTTGAATTAACAGACGGAGGAAGTGGTTACACTTCAGCTCCTACTGTTGGATTTACAAGCACAACAGGAAGCTCTGCAGCAGCAACAGCTAAACTGTTTAATGATTCAGTTGGTGAGATTGTTCTTACTAATGCAGGCCAGAACTACGAAGACAATCCTACAGTAACTTTTACAGGTGGATCTGGATCAGGGGCAGCAGCTACAGCCTACGCTTCAGGATACAGTGATCAGTTGATTTTACCGCAGAACATTTCACAAGTGTTGGCAATAACAGCAGACAATGAAGAACTCATCCCTTCAGAAATCATCACGCAGTTTATGGCAGATCCGTCATCAATTAACGAGAAAGGAACTGCTAATAAGTTTTCTGCTATTTCCTCTGTGGGTATTAATTTTAATCTCGTTAACGGCGATCTTTACTTTGAGGCAGTCGATGCAGCAGATGCTGGGAAGAAAATTGAAGTAGTAGGAAAATTAAAGGGTGATCCTGACAGAATTTATAAGGAAACAATCACCTTGGCAGCAAGTCCTTCAACTAATGTAACTTTTGAAAGTTATTCTGAGATTACATCTTTGTCCAAGGAGGAAACTACTGACACTATTATCGTAAAGAACATTACAGGATACGATAAGTTCTACTGGAACGCTTGGGAAACCAAGTCTGAGTTTCAGAGAGTCAGATTATACAACAGGCCAGAGTATGATTCTACTGGACCGATACAGTTGACAATTTTAGGGAAGAAAAAGATTAGGCCACTAACGGCTGACACAGATGCTCCGATGATCAGCGGAATAGATAACGCACTGATCAAATACGGTACTGCAGATATGCTAAAGAGGCAGAGACAGTACGGAAAAGCACAACTGGAAACTGGTGAAGGGGATAGACTCCTAGCAGTGGCCAGAGATGCAGAAACAAATCAAACAGCTAAAATTATGAGGATCATCCCCGAGGATCTCTCAGGAGCATATACCCGAAATGATTTTAGTTTCTAAAAATGCCAGTCTATTTCAATGATGCAGTTGACGACACTCTGCTGTACGATCGGCAGGCCAGTTTTATAGGTGGCCAAGTCTCTAATTTCAGGGAGAACCTTTTAAACGAGTCTCAAGCTGAACTGATTAAAGATCTAGCCCCAGAGATTAACGGGGTTCTCAAAACAAGAAGAGGCTTTCACAGGTTTGCAAATCTTCTAGGCAGTACCAGCAACAGCACAAACGTACAAACACTACACTTCTTTGACTCTGACAGCAGAGAAAGAGTGATTGCTGCAGTAAACGGATCTCTCTATGAGATTCAGAGCAACGGAACAGTAGCAGCTATAAGTGCAGTCGCTGGATCAATGAGTCCTGCAACTACTCCTGCATATATGTGCCAGATAGCTGATAAGATGTACTGGAGCAGTGATAGCAGTAGTAATAAGATATTTGAATTAAAGTATTCTGGAGGTGCTTGGGTTAAAACAGTGGCTGCAGATTCAGCTCCTTTAAATGCTAAATATCTAATAGCAAACTCAGGAAGAGTTTTTGCGTACGACGAAACTAATAATGATATTTACGTTAGCAGCATTCTTCCTAATCTAACGGCTTTTGTAAAAATA